TACTAGGTGAATTAAAAAAAATAGAAGATGAGCAAAACGATCTTAAAAAAGAACTTGAGGAAAAGTACGGAAAAATCTCTGTTAATTTAGAATCTGGCGAATACGAAATTATACCAGAACAAGAATAAATTATGGCTGTTATAAATGCCACTAGCTATTTATTATTAAAAGATACAACAGTTATTGGGCATTCTAAAAGCACTACATTTAGTGTTAATACTGATTTACCAGATGCTACTACAAAACAAAGTTTAGGTTGGCAAGAGGTTATACCAGGAGTCAAATCTGGCACTTTAAACATTGAGTGTTTAACTGATTACACAGACACATTATCATTTGATGATTTGGCTGATATGTTAATCACTAAAGAGAAAGCAACCTTTTATTTTAAAGACACTGTTAACCCTAAATTAATTGTAAGGGGTGAGGGGTTTATAAGCTCTATTGATGAAACTGCTGAGTTTGAAACTGCGACTAGTTTTAATGTAGAAATTAACCTAACTGGTATATTTACAATAACAGATCCTAGCGAGGGAAAGACATGGGATAATATATTTGACAAGTGGGAAGATATTGCAACAAACTGGGAAGATGTATAAATTTTTTATTTGTATATTTGTTTTAAATTTAAGTTAATTATAAAAAAAATATATTATGCCAACAGTCGGAGTATTTAATGGAACCAATTTATTATTAAAATTTGCAGCTGATGGTTCAGCACCAGCAGTTATAGGTCATTCAACATCTTGTTCACTTTCGCTTTCAAATGATTTGCCAGAAGCAACTACAAAAGATAGTGCTGGTTATCAAGAAGTTATTGCTGGAGTTAAAAGTGGTGAAATTAGTTTTGAGGGATTAGTAAATTATGATCATGCAAATAATGCTATTGAAGCAGCAGATCTTTTAATAGCTAGAACTAGAGTTGATTGGTCATTTGGAACTGGTGTATCTGGCGATCCAGTATATAGCGGTGAGGGGTTTTTAAGTTCAGTTGAAATGAGTGCTGAAATGGAATCACCAGTTAGTTATTCTGGATCTATTACAGTTACTGGAGCTATTTCAAAAGCATAACAATCCAATTTAATAAATAAATGGGTGTGGTTTAAGGAGCCATGCCCTTATATACATACATTATGGCAAACAAGAAACGAGGTTACTATACCCTAAAAATAGGCGGTAAGATGCGAACTATGCATTTTTCAATGAATTTCTGGTCAAACTTTACTGATGAACTTGGCATATCAATTGAAAAAATTGGTGATGTTTTTACTGGCGGAATATCAATTACAACAATTAGAGCTTTAATTTATTCTGGTTTACTAGCACATGATCAAGAACAAGGTAATATTATTGATTATAATAAGTTCCAGGTTGGTATGTGGTTGGAAGATTTTGGTGGTGATAAACTTAATAAAGTAATTGAATCAATGATGGAATCTAGGATCCTAGGAAATGATTTAAACATGGGTATTGCTAGAAACATTAAAAAAACATCTAAGCCAACTAAAGAGGGAAAGTAAGCAGCCAACTTGATTGGGATTCTCTTTTAGATTTTTACATTGGTCAAGTTGGCATTAACCCAGATACTTTTTGGATAAACACTTGGAAAGAAAATCACTTAATGGGTGAGGCACACATGATAAAATGCAATTTACAGTGGGAACAAACAAGGTATTTAGCAAGTATGTTATATAATGTCAATTGCAATAAAAAAGCACAAATGATAACACCAGATAAATTATTTCCTTTGCCACAAGATATATTTTTAGAAAGAGGCACACCAAAATCTACAAAAGAGGAAATGCAAAATTTCTTAAAGGAAATTAACACTAGAAAGATTAAAAAATAAATGGCTTATTTTTTTTGTATTTTTACATAAATTTTAGATATGTCCACAAATGAAATGAGAGTTAATCTGTTGGGTAATGCAAAAAGTTTATTAAGTGCATTATCAAAAGCAGATTCCAAACTACAAAAATTTGGCAAAAAAGCTAAGGATGTTGGCAAAACATTATCGGTTTCTGTTACCGCACCAATTGCACTAGCTGGTGGTTTTGCTATAAAAATGGCATCAGATTTTGAGGAATCACTAAATAAAATTGATGTTGCATTTGGTAAATCTGGTGCTGAGGTAAAAAAGTTTGCTGAAACATCAAGAGATCAATTTGGTATTGCAGAGGGATCCGCTTTAGACATGGCTGCTATGTTTGGTGATATGGGAACCTCAATGGGGTTAACACAAGGTGAGGCAGCAAACATGAGTAAATCTTTAGTTGGTTTAGCTGGTGATTTATCATCTTTTAAAAATATTCAAGTTGATATGGCAACAACTGCATTGGCTGCAATATTTACTGGTGAAACAGAATCACTTAAAAAACTTGGAATTGTTATGACTGAGGCAAATTTAAAAACATTTGCACTTTCACAAGGTATTCAAAAGAATATCAAAGACATGACACAAGCTGAAAAAACACAGTTGAGGTATGCATTTATTATGGCAAATACCACAAATGCACAAGGTGATTTTATAAGAACTCAAGATGGTGCTGCAAACCAAATGAGAATATTTAGTCAAGGTTTAAAAGAGTTAGCAACTGAATTTGGTCAAATATTGTTACCAGCATTTACTAAAATAGTTAGTGCTGCTAATGACATGATTGATAATTTTATATCATTAGATGATCAAACTAAAAAAACAATATTAATTGTTGCTGGTTTAGCTGCGGCATTAGGTCCAGTTCTTTTAGCACTAGGAACTATTATAACAATAGCTCCAGCAGTAGGAACAGCATTAACTGTTATGAGTGGTCCAGTTGGTTTAATTGTAGCTGGTTTAACTGCTATTGCATACGTTATAGCAACTAACTGGAAACCTATCAAAAAAGCAGTTTTGGATGTTGCTAATTATTTTATTGATTTATATAATGAAGCATTTGGATTTAGGGTTTTAGTTGAGGCAATAAGTGCAACATTTAAAATTGCATTTATTAGAATTAAATTAATAATGAAAAACATTTATACTGTTGTTACTGGTGCATTTAAAACAATAGCAGATGTAATAGGTAATTTTGGAACTATATTAAAAGGAGCTTTTACACTTGATCACACATTAATTGGTATTGGTGTTTCAGAAATGACTAAATCACTAAAAAATGGTTTTAGTGATATTGTCAAAGATGTAAAAAGTGAAACAGATAGTGCTACAAAAGAAGCTCTTAATGTAATTGCTCAAGGTATTGCCAATATTTCTGGTACAAAACCAAAAATAATTATTGAAGCTGAGGTTGTTACATCTGGTGATAGTGATGGTGATGGATCTGATTCTGATGGTAATGGTTCTGGTGGCAATAATTTAAACACTGGTATTGATCCAGAAAAGTTAGCTGCTATGACAAGTCAAGCATTGTTAACAACTAAAGCAAAAAGAAATGCAGCTGAGTTAAAGCAAACAAAGGCACATTATGATAAACTAATTAAATTAAATAAAAGCAATACAGAGGTTGTAAAACAACTTGAAATATCAAAGGGTGAAGCAATAGCAAAAATAACACAAGAAGCTAATGATGAAAAATTAGCACTAAAAACACAAATAGAAGATGCTGCTGCTGTAACTGATGAACAAAAAAAGAATTTAGAAATACAAAGAACAAAAGAATTTTATCAAACATTAATTGATGAGGGATTAAAATATGGTTTAAGTGTAGATGGTTTAATAGCTGCAAGAGATGCTAAAGTTGATGAAATTATTGATAATTATAATGAAAAAACTAATTTATTCAAAGAGATACAAGGTCAATTAATAGGTCAAATGCAAGATGGATTTAATAATTTAGGTAATTCAATTGCTGATTCATTAGGTGCTGGAGAAAGTGCAATGGGTACTTTTGCTGGTGTTTTAATACAAACTGCATTGACATCATTAAGCACATCATTGGCGGCAACTATGGGTAAAAGTATGGAAGCTGCTGCTGAATCTGCAAAAGGATTTGGACCACTAGCAGCATTTGTATTACCAGCATTATTGGCTGGTGCTGCTGTTGCTGTAAAAGGTGCATTTGGAAAAGTTGAAAAACCTAAAAAGTTTGCTAAGGGTGGTATTGTTTCAACTCCAACAATGGGTTTAATGGGTGAATATCCTGGTGCTAGAAGTAATCCAGAGGTTGTTGCACCATTAGACAAATTAAGAGGTATGATTGATTCAAGAAGCGGACAACAAGTTCAAGTTGGTGGCTCATTTACTTTAAAAGGACAAGATTTAATTGTGGCATTACAAAGAGCAAATAAAAACAGAAACAGAATTATATAATGGCTTATGGTGTAAAATATAGATTGGAATTTTCTGATGATTTAGAAAATGGCAAAAAAATTGAGATTTTAAAAAAAAATTATACATCATCAACAGTATTGGATATTGTTGGTGGTGCTGAACCATGTGTCATAAGCTGGCAAGGTGATGATGATTTTTATTTGCCAATTAAAGGTTCACAATGCACACTAAATTTTTTTGTTACTGATGACACAAATTATGATAATTTTTATGAATATGATGAAAGGGAATATCAAGTTAAAATATCATATAAAGATTCATCCAATAATTATCAACTGTTTTGGATAGGTTGGCTTGTTACTGATCAATTTAAAGAAGCTATTACAACCAAACCATTTCCAATAACACTTAAAGCAATTGATGGCTTAGGTACTTTAGATTCATTTGATATGACATTATATCAAGACAGTTATAGTGCAATAACAGCCAGACAATGGATAACATCGACACTTGCTAATTTAGATTTAGATCTTGATATTTATGTTAGTCAAGATATAGTTTTAAGAAATGCTGGATCTACTATTTATAGTATTTATGATGCTATGAGCATAAATCCATTTGCACTGCAAAAAGATTTTTTAGGAATTAATAATGCTAAGCATACTTTAGAACAAATACTAAAAATTACTAATGCCAGGATTTTTCAATCATTTGGTAGATGGTATATAATTAATAATTCTAGTTATTCAGCACAAAGCATAAAAGATGCAAGCTCAGCTACTGCTGCTGGTGGATCTGTTCCAACTGGCATAAGAGCAGCTGAATCAGCTAGTTTAGTTAGTAATGGCACAGAATCAATTAAATATATTATATATAATTATCAAGGCACATATCAGTCAGCTACAACAACAGATATTTTAAAGCAAATTCCTAGCGATTTAAAACCTATTGAGAACAATTTAACAAAAGAATATTTACGACCATTAAAAGAGTTTATAATAAACCATGAAACATCACAATATTTAGAAACAAATAATTTTCAAAATAGTGGATTTGAAAATGGTTTAACTTTTTGGTCAACATATACATCTACTGGAACAACATCACCTGGTGTTATATCAACTGAATTTAGTAAACAAGGCAATCAAAGTTTTAAAAATTCACAAACACAAACTAATCAAACTGGTACAAGAAAAACATTGTCAAATACAAATGGTGTTAGTGTTCCTAATTCAGCACATCTAGGTCATACGTTAAAAGTAAACACATATTTTGATGTAAATTCTAATTATGGTGCTGTAAGTTTTAGATGGCAATTAAGAGTTGGACCAGATCCAAGTTCGCCACCACCACAAGATCCAACATATTACTGGAATGATGCAACAGAGGCATGGCAAACAACAGCTGTTGTAAACCTACAAACAATAGA